CTAATCCTGCTGCAATACCTCCAACGGCCATTGCAACTAATAATAATCCAGGTGCTGCCTGAGATATGCTAATCAAGCTGTCTTTTACTGGAACAACTAATGATGCTACTTTTTCAATTGCAAAGCCAATTGCTACCATTCCAATTGCAACAGCTGCTAATCCGATTCCAACAATTGTTAAGGCTCCACCAAATGCTATGAAACCAAAGCTAGCCAATAACGCTGCTGTAGAGAATCCTAATAAAGATACCCCTAACAGTAAGAATGCTGGAGCAGCAAAATACGCTGCTGCTGCTACTATTGCTAATCCGGTACCAAGTACCATTAAGCCTAATCCAATCAAAGGCAGTACAGTGTAATGCTCTGCAAATGATTCAAACATTAAAACAAAAGACTCTGCTACTGCTTTTACAAGAATAGCCATCCCTTTGAATACTGCCAGGATAACACTTCCAAACGCTTCAATTACTGGAGCTAGTAAGCTTAGTGCAAATGTGAGTGGAATGAGTGCTGCGCCAAATGCTGCTAATAAAGCAATGCCTAGCCATGTATATGGGTTCATGGCAGCTGATCCTAAGGAGCTTAATCCTTTACCAATAGCTTTCATGTTCATTGAAAATCCTTGACCAATACCAGGAATTGATAACAATAAGATTGTTGGGATAGCCGGTAACATTGCTACAAGACCAACAGCAGATGCAATCAGGACTGCAGCTCCCATCAACACTTTACCGCTACCAAATGCTTTGATTCCCGATGCTACGTCTTTGAGTGCCTTTCCAACTCCGCCAGGTTTGCCTGGTAACTTCTGAGCTTTTGAAGCTGCATCCGTTGCTTTGTCTGTTGCACCGGCAGCCACATCTCCTAGCTTATTTGCCGCACCTCCTGCTGCGCCTCCTTTACCCATTAAGAACTGGCCAGCCTTTAATAAACCGTTTTTGGCTGCTAATAAGACGTTTCCTGCTTTAGTTAGTATGTTGGATTGTGACATAAACTGTAGGGTGGACATTATCAATAATCCATTTTCTTTGAGAAAGCCTCCCACTCCAGCACCATACTCCATAACCTTACCGGCTATGTTATCTATGAGCGAGGATCCTTCTCCAAAATACTTATTAGACTCCTCTTGTGCGTCTAAGGACTTTGTTAATTCCTCAACAGTCATACCAACCGACTTGGCAAGTGCATCTTGCTCAAGACGATTCATTTTTCCAAAATCAGCAGAGCTACCTACGTTTTTAAGAATCTCCTTAGACATTCCTTCAATATCGTTGTTAAGTGCTAATTCACGAGCTTTATCGAGGTTAATCTCTTTACCTAGTAATACGGATGCTTCATTCTGAGCATTAATACTACTTTCAAAGTCCAATAGACCGTCTGCAATCTTAGATGCAGTTTGCATCTCTATACCCATTTTATGTAGTTCAATTACACTTTTTCCAAACTCCTCAGCTCCTTTAGCTCCTGCTCTGGCCATTTCGCCAGTATTAGCAGCCATGTCTTTCATGATCTTGCCTGGAGCAATACCTTGCATCTCTGCTAAGTGTCCTGTGTGCTCCATAGCATTGGCTGCTGACTCTGCTGTCTCTCCTGGTATTCGTGACATCGCTGCGTTTAGCTTTGCAGCTTCTTGTCCACTAATACCAAAGTGGTGTGCCATTTGACCGAGTGCATCAACAGTATCACCACTTAGTGCGTTTATGTTTCCATACTCTTCTACAACTCCTTGAAGAGCTCCTTTGGTGTCTGATAAGCCTAGCATCGACATCATGGACATTCCTTTGAATTGTCCTTCAATAGCTTGACCAGCTGATAAACCTTGGTGGTGTAGCTCTTCGAATCCTTGATGGAATTGTTCTACTTTTTCAATTCCTTGGGTGAATAAGAATGCACCCATTAGCTTTGGATCGTTTCCAAGTTGTCGTGCTGTTTCCAGTACACCTTGAAGACTCTTTTGATAACTCTCAGCTTCCTCTCGAATCTCTACTAGATTACTTGCAACCGTCTCATATAAATCTCGTTCGTTTTCTACTAGCTCGTTTAGGTGCTGTCTATGTTGTAGTTCCTTAACAATGTCTGTTAATCTTGGATCAGTTACATCTTTAATCTTCTTTTGAATCATATACTGCGCAAGATACTGCGCATACTCACCCTGAAGCTGATACTCTATCATCCCTCGCTTCAGTACAACATCGTTTGCTACTTGTAGTTCATTAGAATACAATCGGCTGAGGTCATTTTTTAATTCAACGTTTTGTTTTGTTGAATCGTTAAGTTTTTTGCTACTTCGAACTAAGCCCTCAACTAAACCCTGCTGAGCCTTTAGGAGCTTAATTTGCTCCATCATAGACTGTTGAGCATAGCTTAAACTCTGAGCAAACTCCTTCTCCGCTTGGATTCTGGCTTTTTGCTCAGCAACGACCTTCTTGCTTTGTTCTTTATCTTCTGCCATTATCTTCTAAACCGCTGAGTAGCTAGTGCTTTTAGAAACTTTGTATCACTCTTCATTAATTTATAGACTGTGTCTTCAAACTTGCTAGGACTCATTCCCGCATTTTTTGCTAGTTGTTGAAGTTTAGGATCGTGCTTTACAGCCTGAGTAAGATAACCAGCTCGTCTATTTATAATATCCTTTCCCCACTTAGATGCACCTCCCACTAACCAGTCTACAAAAGTTTCCTTTAAGACTGCTTCATCTTGTTTTTGCTTTTTAAGATCCTGAGCTATTTTCTTAAACTCATCACTATCAATAGCTGCCGCATACTGGTAGTCTTTATCTTTGTTTGTTGCAGCATCTAGAGCAGTAGCAATCTTGTCTACCATCCACTCAGCATCAGCTTGTTTGTTTTCTTTACGGATCTTTTGAGCGTATAAGCGAATAGACTCTCTTAGTAATGTTTCGTTTGCATTCATGTAAAGGCTTTTGTATAAATAGTTTAGTAAATGAAAAAGCCAGCGTTTTGCTGGCTTATACTATCTCCGGCGGGATGCGGCTGACTTAATCTTGTCAGATTCTCCTTTTTCCGCTTGATGCTCTTTCTCCTTAACATCAGCCAACTTTCTGTAGTAGTAGTTTCTGATGTGCGTCGGTAGGGAATAGAGTTCTGTCCATAACCAACCCATCTTTCCGTAATACATAAGATCGAAGAGCTGATCGTACAGGTGGGCCTTATAATCAGACCCCAGGCCAAAAAAACCCCACATCGATCGGTAACTGCATGTTTAGTACTTCATGACCACATGCTGGACATTCGTAAGAGAATGTAGTATCGATATCGGGTGTAATTTCTTTTAGGTGATTTCTTAGTGCTAGTGAGTCTCGTGACAGCATGCTATCAACAAAGCGATTGATGTATGCTTTGTCCTCATTACCGTCTACTGCTATAATCACATGCTTTAGTCTGGTTGTTAATTCACGATCAACACCCATAGTTTTAGCAGCCTTCTTATATGCTTTAGATGCTTCATCAATCTTTCTCTCATCACCGTGAGTAAGCATTTTAAGAGTTAACTCGCTTTTTCCAATTGGAAGTTTGAACTTGTGATAGATTTCTCCTTCAACAAAGTTGTCCCAGTTGATTGCTTTTTCTGTAAACTCCTGAAGATCGATTGTGTGTTTTGACTTCTCTCCACAACTAGGGCAAGTAATCTCCACAGTATACTCTGGACCATATGCTAGGATACGAGCTGCAATAAACACTGCATTCTTGTCTACTGTTAGTAAGTCATTGTAATTGATTCTAGTAACAATCAATGATTGTAACAGCTTATCAATAACGACACCCTGCTTAATAAGGTTTTGTGATGCTAGGATATCTTCCTCCCTAGCAGTCATGTACTTCATTTCAATAGTACCGGATCTTAGTGGATGTCCTTCTGGGTAGAATCGTCCTTTACTTGGTAATGGAATTACCTCAGTAGGAACATTGGAAGATTCACCTTTAGTAAATTCGTCTGGAGTGCCTGTGTTGACATGGTTGTCTAATACCATTCGTTTTAAGTCAGCATCTGACATTGGGGCTTGACCTGGGTAGTCGTCGTTTACAACTTTGCTCATAGATAATATTAATTAGTAACTTTTAATTCTCTTATAAATATACACGGAAAAAGAAAAAGTCCTAGCGGATATTGAGACTTTTTATTGCCGTTTTCTGGCTAATCTCTAAATATATCTATTTGTTTTGTTTTTGGGTTTATTCCTAAAAACAAATCACCACCTCTACCACCAGCTTTCCGGATATCTTGGCCACCATCTATCCATTTATATCCTGCAGTGAATAAGTCTTGTTGTAGGTTTTTAAACTGCGATGTTAATGTTTGTTGAGCTTTATAGTCATATAGTGGAATGTCAATGGTTTCTGCAGTACTATCTATTACGCTCTTGATACCGCCCGTCCTCAAAAGTTCTAAAAATTGTGGATAGGGCATATCTCCCGAACCTCCACTGCCTGGGGTTTTGTACTTTTCTGCTATGTTGTAAAGTGAAAGAGTGGCTGAGTTTAAGTTAGCTTCGTTCAAAGCCTTACGAATCTCTTCGCGGATTAGATTTTTAAGCTGTATTGCTTTCATGTTCTAGTTTTTAGAAAAAACGCTTCTTTGTATAAATATACACGGAAAAACAAAAAGCCAACTTTTTACGGTTGGCTTTCTTAATTGGGATATCCCAGTGTTTTTAGTATTCAAGTACTGCGTAATCGATACCAAGTGTTAATGAGATTTCAACTGGTGTTTCAGTAGACCAATCCATGTCTCCGAATTGAGCTGTCTTAATGTAAGCACCCCAAATCTTCCAGTTTTCAATCTTATCTCCTACTGGACCTAGTACGAAGATGTCAAAGTTTCTCTTATAGAAGTCAGCGTATCCATCTCTACCAGTTACAGACTCGTGTGCTGTTCTTACCCACTCCATTACGGCTTGAGCTCCAGAAGGCACGATTGAATCGTACATTGTAATAGTGATATCACCCCACTTACATTTTCCTTTCATCTTGCGAATGATGTTGATGTGATCTAACACAACCTCACCACACTCCAATTGGGGACGAGATACTTTTTTGCAGAGGAATGATGGAATACCATCAATCTCTAATATAAATCTATTCTGTACTTTTGGCTCGTAGTTAGTATAGAATATTTTGTCGTTTTCAATTAAATTAGCCATATCTCTTTTCTATAAGTATTAAGCGTTATCAAAAGTTGCTCCAGTCGGTAAGATGTTGAAGTCTAGTACGATAAATTCAGCTGCTTTTGCTGGCTGGATGTATATTTGTCCGTACATTTCGTTTCTGTCAATTACGTCAGGAGTATTGTTTGTTTCATCCATGATTACTCGGTAAGCGTATAATCCTTGACGAGATTTTACAGTTTCTAAGTATGGAGTTACAATGTTCAAGAATCTTTGACGAGTTTCAGTTGTGTTGTTCTCGAATACCAAATATCTTGAAGAGCTAGCAATGAATTTCTTCAATGCGATCAACAATCTTCTTACATTGATTCTGTCTAATGCACTTGGAGCTGCTTGTAGAGTTTTTTGACCCCATACACATACTCCTTGATTAGGGAATGTTGCAATTGCGTTGATTCTGTTATCATATAGATCGTCACGATCTGCTTGAGCAAGTTTTCTTTCTACATCGATTACTTCACGAAGACCTCCTCTGTTCAAACCTGCTGGTGCGAACCATTCGTAAGCTACGTTATCTGTGTTAGCAAATACTCGTGGCAATACTGCGGATGGTGGAACCCATACTGGTTTGTTTTTGTCAGTGTCAAGAATCTTAACCCATGGCCAGTAAGTGGCTGCATAGTTTGTATCTAGACCTGCTTGTGCGATTGCGTTTACTGCTGCACCTAGTGTGTTTCCGTAAGCGATTGGATCAACGATTGCAAATGCATCTCCACGATCTTCTGCTACTTCGATTACTTTGTTAACAACTGCTGAGTGATCAGCTACGTTGATACCTGGAGTAACGATTAAGTTAACATCAACCTCATCAGAGTTTGCAATAGTGTTTAATGCTTTGATGTAAGCGATTGAACCAGCTGTGCTTGCTGTTGAACAATCCATACCAAATACGTTTGTAGGTAGGATGTTTGCTCCAACATTTTTAGACTTAGCAGGATCATCTCCATCAAATCCACCTTGTAATCCTATTGTGAACTTCAATACGTTAGAGATATCAACACCTGCGAAAGTAGATCCTGAGATGCTTGCTCCACCTGTGAAAGAAGAGTTACCATCTGTTGCAGACGCACTTGGGTGAATGAAACACTCATCTAAGTTGAAGTCATTACCAGTCAATTGGATTGTACCGTTTGCTAGTGGTAGTAAGAAGTTGTTATTGTCAGAGGTAGACGCAAAGTCGTGTCCGTAATAAGCTTTCTTGTTATAAGCTCCGTTGATTACTGTATCTTGTTTAATGAAAGATGCAGTTGGGAAGCTGTAGGAAGAAGATACTGGTTGAACGTAAGCGTCATATCCAAATGGCTTAACATTAGGAGTGATTGCTTTGTTCTTAACATCGTCTACACACTCAATGTAGATATACTGAGATACGTTAT